AGGAGTAATTTCCCGACCGTTAGGTAAATATCTTCCTTGTTTGGTTGGTTTTGATATTATGACAATAACTTCATCAGCCATGTTAGCATATTTTCGCACCATATCCAAATGTCCAAGATGTGGCGGTTTAAAAGCTCCGGGCACGACGGCTACGGTTTTTGGATATTCATCATCAATCACCGGATCATCGTCTTCATCCTCATCTTCATTTAGTTCAGGCGAGAACTTGTCACTTTTATCAATGGCAAAATTAGCTTTACTAAATTCTAATCTATCAACAAATTTTATTCCGTTGCCTTTGTGATCGACAGCAACGTATCCTTCCGGATTACTAGCGACTAAATCTCCAGATTCATTTTCAATAAAATGTCTTGTTCTGTATACAGCGTTATTATATTTTTGAATAAAAATGTTTTTAGCTTCAAATAATAATCGACTAATTCTAAAAATATTCTCTATGTCTTCTCTTCTTTCTTTAAAAGATTGTAAAGTCTGTTTAGTGTTTTGTGTTGCTTTTTGTTTACCTTTCACACTTTTAAGATTGTTTATCTTCTTTTGTGAACGTTGTGAATACCAGTTTAAGAATCCGACATATGAGCTTTCTGGATCTTCCAAAAAGTTACCTGCTTTAATTTCACTGTTAATATAAATGTTTAAAAGTGCTGATGGCAGATCCTCATAATTGATACGCTCATTAACTTCGTCAGCTTCCGTTACTAATCTAGTAATTTCAGCTTCTTCATCTTCAGTTAATGTTACAACACCCGTATTGTCATCAAAGTACGCATCATCAAACCACACTCCGGGTGTTTTTCTAAGTCCAGATATATCAGCGCCAAAACTAGCATTGCCATCTAAGTCATTATAAGTTGTGTGAAAAATAATTCCAAACTTAGACTCACCAATTTCTCTTCCAAGATCAGAGTTTACAGGAACTGTATATGTAATGGTGTTTGGTTTAAAGCGATAATGAGGCTCACCATCAACTTCAATAGTCGACACCATTCCATCGTCAAACATAAAATCACCTTGCAGAATGTTTTGGATTTTAAGAGATGGTAGATACCGTAAAGCTTTAGTTAATTTATCAACTAGTCCGGGCGCGTGCCCATGATTCTTAACAATATCTTCTTCTGTATAATTAATCTTTGGTACTTTATTAAAAATAGATTTAGTACCAACAAAAAACCTACCATTTTCAGGATTTGTACCAGCGAAAATAGCAGGCGCTCCGTCCCATTTGACGGACGTTTGAATCTTAGACTTGGTGTTACCCTTAAGAACCTTTAAAAGCTCTAGAAGGAAGGCTCTAGCCATGCTATAGCCGGCTGAGCCTTGGGTAAGCACCAATTCTTCTAAGTGTGTGAGATGAGTATTAGCTTTCGCCATTATTCATCCCCTTTTGACTCTTCCAGTATATTAAGTTTTTCTTGAAGAACACCAATATCATTATTCAATTTACGTGCAAATCTTTTAACTTCACGTAAGTGTTGTTTGGCTAACTGTAACCTTCGTTTTTCAGTTAGTGTTCTTGGCTTAAGATTGGAAATAATTTCTTGGAGACCTTGAATATAGGTAAAGATAGTCTTTTCATCAACACTCTCATTTAAAAAATCTTTCCACGCTTTGTCTAATGACATTGTTTGTTCCTCTTTTGAATGTAATAATAATAGTTTTTGTATAAACTTATTCCTGCTCAATTTAAGAGCAACTTTTATACTTACCGGACATGTTTTTAACCTCTAAGATGCTTACGAAGTAAGTTAGCAATTGCTTCTTGTAAAGGATCAATGGACTCATTTTTCTTATCGTCGTCTTTACCATGCTTTTTCTTTTTAGCATCAGCAGCAGCTTTCTTCATAGATTCTTCTTTGTCACCGTCTTTATCTAAATCGATATAATCAGGTTTTGCAGCTTCATCAAGATCTTCCTCTTCTTCGTCTAAACGACGGCCGCCAGCAGCACGTCCTGCACCACGGTCAGGTAAATCACTTTTTGATTGCTCGTCAAGTTCCTCTTCAGCACCTTCATCAAGATCTTTTTTATCGCCGTGATCTTCGCCTTCGTCAATATCATCATCATCGCCATCGCGCGTTTCTGGGGAAGGACGAGTTGCACGCTTAGATTGTGTTGGACTATTTAAGTCTTGTCTTTGACGTTGCATACGTGGTTGACGACCTTCTTCAACTTCTTCTTCTTCACCTTCTGCTTGAAGTTCACCTTCACCGCTGAATTCATTAAACTCATCAAGTGAGTTAAATTTAAAACCCCAAGCTTCTGCGAGAAGCTGAGTTACTTCTTTGTTTTTCCAATCTTTAGTAGACATCTTTTTTTCTCCTTTTTGTAGATGTTCAAAATAAGTAGTGTTTTTTACACTGTCTTCCCAATCTCTGAAGCACATATTTCCAACTTCATATGCCTCACGTTCCATTTCTCTTAAGTGCTCATCATTTTGAGCATACCCATCTCCCATAGAACCGACTTTATCAAATTCGCCTCTACAATTTTGAGAGTGATGTACTAACTCATGAGATATGGAACGCATGACATCTTTAGGATGACGACCGGTAACATACACTGTAATACTTCTATTTTCTGGGTCATAATACGCTGTTTTACCCAGTGATTTTTCTGCGTTTTCATTATCACGACGCAAAAAAAGTTTTGGTGGATTTTTAAACCCCATTCTTTTTTGTGCGAAAGGTAAAAATTGCTTTACCATCGGTGATATGACTTTAAACATAGAAAAACTCAATATAAATAGTTATCAACGCCTGAATTTGCTATTCAAACTACTACTCTTTACTAGTTTTAAACTAATTGTAAACAATTCCTTTTCTTCGTATTGTTCATTTAAAGGCTTTACAGTAGAAATAGAAACCATACGATTTGATTTTATCATATTTTCAACTTTTAGTAAAATACCGTAATTCAAGCTCCATTCGTTAGTTTCTTCATCCCAAGTGGTCCATTGCACAATATCGCCAACATTAAATTTTTCTGAGACTAAACTTCCAAATTCACTTTTAACGTTCATTATTCCTGACAATCCATGCACATAAGCCTTTACCTAAATATTTAGCTAGCTGTTCTTCTGCCTCTTCAGATTGCTCAAAAATTCCAACTGACTTAATTTCACCTTCAATTATGCAATTAACTAAGTAATTTGCATTTATAGGTTTTGATACACCGTCATAATCGTAGGTGTAAAATTTTTTAATTTTTTTTATCATGCCCTGTTGTTTAATTAGTAGAATTTAACAAAAGGATTAATAATAAAATAACTGTTGGTTGGAACCCGATAATGTGATAAAGCGTGAAGAAAAATAAAATTGAAAGTAGTGTTTTCCAAAATTTATTAATTTCAAACAGCATTAATCAAAACCAGTAAAAATAAGATTTTCTACTTTTATTATAACAACAAACCCATCATAAGTGTAAATTAAAACCTCATCGTCTCCATCGAAATCATCTAATATAATCGCTTTCTGTCCTTTTTTAATGCTTACAAATGATTTGTAATCAGGACTATAACAAAACAAATTACCTGTGCCATCTATTCCCACTTCTGGTAAAAGTTCTATATTTTCTAAATCTTCTTCGTATGGTATCGAACCATTAAATTGTTTCGCAGCTAGTTTTAATATCTGTAAGGCTTCTTTGGTTATTTTTTTAACCTTGGCCATTTTAAAAATAACTACTTAATGCTATTGCTGTTGCCATGACAAACTGAACAACCATAAAAGCAGTCATTGCTTTTGTTTTATATAACTTGAGTTCTTCTATTTCTTGCAATGCGACTTTAAGCTGTGGAGGTGATGCTATATCATCCATCTTATCCTTCCAAACTTTTAATTCTTGAACTTTGTCTTCTCTTGCTTTAAGTTCAGTTAATTGATATTTAACGTCTTGTAATTCCAAGCGCAATGCATCAATACCACCAGACAAAGTTTCTAGTTGTTGTAAAACAAGTTTAGAATAATTTTCCCAACCGTTACTGGACATCGTGAACCCTCCACGATATAACTAGTTGTTTCAGGGCACTTTTTCTGGAATACCTTCTACCACTTTATAAATATCAAAGTTTTCCACTCTACCATTTTCAGATGTTTCGTTTTTTACTACTTTCATGTCAACAATATTATTCTCAGAATCATCATAAAATTCTATTTCTTTAATATTATCATATTTTGAAAGTATGACATCTCTAACATATTCACCTTTATTTCCACCTTCGTTGCCAATCATAATAATGTTATTTGTTTTAATTGGATCATCAAAAGTTCGCAATACTCTGTGAATATCGTCGATTGCTACGGGTGCTCTAGCAGTTAAAATCATGACTTGTGTATTTGAGTCAGCTAGTCTATCTCGTAGGATAGAGGTAATATTTGGATTCTCAACCGCATTGTTTACTTGATCAAGCGGAGAAAAATCAAACTCGTAACCACCATCGTTTTTAAGCTTGTCATATTCTTCTTGAGATGAAATATTAAATTGTTTACCAGTTTGTTTATCTATAACAATAATATATCCTTCAGAAAATGCTATTGTTTCATCAAAATCAAAAATGGATAAACGTTTAGCTGATTCTATATTTTCATTTATGAACTTTCGCCAATTTTCAAGTAGGAGTTTCATTTGTATATCCCATTTTATCTAAAAATTGTTTTGCCTTTTCTTTGAAATCCTTGCAGGTCGCACTCCAAGCCGTATTACGACGAATAGCACTTTTCATCTGGTCTAGGTTTACAAGATTAAAAGCATCAACATTCATATCTTCTGGTACCTCGAACATAAATGATACTAATTCGCTTAATCGGATTTCCCCTCTGCCATCATAATACTTGTCTCCGATCTTTAAGGCTACATGGTAAATTTTATAGTCTCCATAGATCAATTCTTTATCTGTATCAGCATTATGTGCAAATACTAGTGCTGCGTCAATACCTCTTCTTTGTGCTTCTTCAGCCAAAGCAATACCAAACATACCACAATTGCCCGTGAATACGTCATCCACCACTTCGTTCACATACTGGCGCCAATTTTCAAGTAGGAGTTTCATTTCGTTAATAAATAGTCCAATATTAAAGGTAGAACAATACTTGCATCAGATTGTATTGCAAATCTAGGTGTTTGACTTGAAACTTTATCCCATGTAATTTTTTCATTTGGGGGCGCCCCTGAGTATCCACCATACGATGCTGGTGCATCACAAACTTGACAAAAGTAGCCCCAATGCGGTACATCTTTATTTTCATCTTGTCTTAAAGATGGAACAACACATATTGGCCAATCTCCAGCAATACCCCCACCAATTTGAAGAAACGCTGGGCTTTCACCGGATTCAGTAATTTGTGATTCGTACCAGTTTGCCAATATCGCAAATTGTTCAGCATCACTTACAACAGCGTTATAACCTGTTTTGATCTCACCCTTCTTTACACTGGCAGTAAACATGTTACCTGTTGTGCTATCACTCCAACCGGGAACAAATACGGGTATACAAGCGTTATGCGCTGCCCAAACCCAAGACTCGTTTAATCGTGGAACTATAACGCCATCTTCAATAAGTTTATCTAAAACACAACACAAATGAAAATAAGGAGTTTTACCACTTTGTTCATTCCAAGATTCTAGTAATAATCCCCACACATGTTGCATAACATTTTCAGGTATACAAGTGTCAGTTACGCGGTTCCAGCCATCTTTAACTAATTCTTCTTCATCGCTCGGAGACAAACTACGCCAATCAACTTGTTTATATCGATGACCCTCGATAGCATTAAAAACATCTTCTTCAAGGTTTGCTCCGGTGCAGCAGATTCCGCCAATCAAGCCTTTTTGAATGGCTGGTGCTAATAAGCGGCCGATTCTGGCTGTGCTCATAGCTCCCGACAACGTGATAAATATCTTATTACCTTTTTCGATATGGATCTCCAAAGCACGTAAGGCATCTCTCAATTCACCAGCGTTAAAGTGCAAATAGTTTTCTTCGATTAAATTTCTAACATTCATGATATTAAATCAATCAACCTCATAATATTTTGTTTGCCTGTGGAGCCTGTCCATCTTGATGAAATACAGAAGAAGACTAAATCAAACATAGGCATATTTTCTATATTATATCGTTCTTCTATTAAAAAGTCAAGCTCTGGCAAATCAAAGTCCATATTCTCAGAGTCTTCGTTTCTAATCCATATATATTCTGAAACGTTTTTATCTTTCAAAAAATAAACCCAGTTTCCTTCGTCTAAAGTATCGAGAGAATGCCAACCGGGATAGTATACATCATGATGATGGTCAAAATTATATATTGACAACTGCCTATTATCTGGTAAAAAGTCAAGTATTTGATCATGATTCTCGATTAAAATGATTGGTGCATTTAAATTGATACTGTTTTTAATCACAGACTCAAGAACTTTTATTTTTTCAGGATTACAAGTTGGTTTAGGTACATTGTGTTTCTGTAAAATTGATTCCTGTTCTTCTTCTGATATTCTAACGCCTTCAATATAGTCGTCATACATTGATATTGTAGGACTATAAGCATAATCTATGTCAATTGATAGAATATTAGTTGTCGTATTGTTCTTCAGGGTTTTCATTGACAATTGTTTTTGCTCTTAAAATATCTTGTTGATCAACTTCTTTAAAAACAACAGCCTTATTTTCAGGCTCATAATACATGCCAATCAGATCTTTTTTGGTAACCGATGCTATCTCATCTTCAGTTAATCTAATAATACCGTCATTTTTTTTAACTAAGGCAGCTAAAATAGTGAAAAGATACTCTGGATCTTTCATGTATTTACTCATTTTTTCGCCTTATTCATTCTTTGAGTCTTTTTCTTTGATGCTTCTTTACGCTTTTTGGCGTAATCATATGATTTTTTCAAACGTGCTTTTACTTTTGGGTCTTTAGCATTATTCCC